AATGAAGAAAGATAAACTATTTATTAAAAGCGGTAAAAAGATGGTGGCTGGTAAAGTAGCAGACACTGTATTGACTGGAGAAGGGGCTGTGCATCGATTTGAAAAAAATGCTTTGCCTCGTGGATTAAGTGCGATTGAAACAGAAATTTGGAAACTAAAGAATAAAAAGAAATGAAATGGAATAAAAGATTCTCTTACCCACCGTCTACAAGATCATTAGTCATGGGTCGAAGACACTACGAAATAGATAACGAAAAGTTACCATCTGTAACTACGATACTATCACAAACTCAGTCAGAAGAAAAGCGAAAGAGTTTAGCTAATTGGCAGGCGCGTATGGGTAAACAGAACGCTGATCGGATTAGAGATATATCAGCGATGCGAGGGACCTCGATGCATACCTATTTAGAGGGCTATATAAAGGACGAGAGGCACCTTGATTTGACTGCCCTAGGCCAGGAGGCAGGAAAAATGGCTGATGTGGTTATTCGATCAGGGCTCGGGGACCTGGGAGAGGTGTGGGGCACTGAAGTGACCCTATATTACCCTGGATTATATGCGGGTCAGACAGATGTTGTGGGTATATACGATGGCAAACCCGCGATCATAGATTTCAAACAAACTAATAAACCAAAGCAACGTGAGTGGATAGATGATTACTTCTGTCAATTAGGTGCGTATGCAATGGCCCATAATTGTGTTTATGATACCAAAATACAATCTGGAATAATTCTAATGTGTAGTAAAGATCTATTTTTTCAAAGGTTTGAAGTCACCGGAAAGGAATTTGTGGACTACCAGCACCAGTTTTTGAAGAGGGTAGATCAATATTATCAAAATTGTACCAAGGCTCCAGACGACAAAGGTACAAAAAATGAGTAAAAAATACAGAGAATTCCAGCATAATTTGGCCATGAGGGGTATTGTATACACTTTTCTGTATAAAAATAAAAAAAATTTTTTTATTTTTTTTAAACCTTGGTACAATTGGTACAATTTAAAAAAGATAGTAATACCAACAGTTATTCGTTCATTTTTGTACCAAAAGGTCTTGGTACAATCAGGTACAATTGGTACAATTGTTAAAAACCTAGTAATACCAACGATACAAGGGACGCGCGCATATGATTCTATAAATAAATTTATAAATTATAAAACCTGGAGTATACATAGCCATGCCCAAGAGAAATAAGAAATCCAAATTTAAGCACGTTTTGATCGGTTCGAAGAAGTATTATTTTTATCGTTTAGAGTGGATTGACATAACTGGGGATGCAGGCCATGCATCAGTCGAAGAATTTGATAAATTCGAATGCAGCAAAATGATAACGCATGCATACATTTACAAAAAATCTTCCAAGTTCGTTTGGACATTCGCATCATATGAGGATAGAGACGTTTCATTTTCTGACCGTAATGTTTTTCCTGTGGGTTGTATTGTTAAAATGGAGAAGATTCCGATTTAATCTTTGATTAATTTAGCTGTTATTTTTCTAGCTTTAATAATATCTTCGTATTTATTGATGTTCTTTTTAGCGTCTTCTGCAGTTACTTTTTTATGCAGTACAGCTTTTTGTTCAATATAATATCCTTGGAGTCTACCTCTCAATTCTTCTGCTCTAATTGCACTAGAGAATTGTTTGTGATCTTTTGCTAGATCTCGTAGCTCTCCCATCTTACTGACGTGTCCGTCGTAATTAATTGAGTATTTTTCTTTTAACTCTCGTTCAAGTTCATGTTTAAACGCTACAACAAGTGGGTATTTATCTACATTACAGAGTCTACTTCCATAAAATACAGGGTCTTTGTACCCTGCTAGTTTAGCAGCTTCTGATTTACTGCATGGATTCCCTGTTTCTGGGTTTCCAAATACAAGATAATAACAAAACTTTTCCTGTTGATTCGTTAAAGCTTTTGGTCTGGCCATAGTGGTTGCAATATATCCCACATAAGTTATATATACAACTAGAAATATGATAGACGGAAAGACATTCAGACATGGTTTAGACAAGTTCTTTCAATCACCTGTAAGTCAAGCGGCACGTGTTCAAATAGAATTACCTAACGGAGAATTTTATGACATCACTGGTGCGAAACTTCTTGAAAATAAAATAATTGGTAGTAAAGAAACGCATCGATTAGTTTTAACTTGCAAAAAACCTACAGAAAAGATGGGCATGCCCATTAAAATTTTGTAATTCCTTTGGATTGAATTATGGGTCAGAATAAAGTTATTTCTGAACGTAGTTTATGGAGGAAATTAAAAATTGAAACACCTAAAATTTCGTGGATTAGGATTGAAAACTGGGCCTTACTTGGCACTCCTGATCTATTGGGTTATACTCCTAACGGCAACTTTTTCACATTGGAATTAAAATCAGTTAAGTCCCAAAAAGTCCAAATATCCCCCCATCAGGTTTCTTTTCACGTGAAACATAAAAATAATACCTATATACTTTGTGCTTGTTCCCCGGATAAGGGGAAGGTACGCCTGTACCCTGGATCAGAAATAATTAATCTTGTGAGGGAAGGTCTGAGCTTGCAGCCTCTGGCTTGTGGCTGGACCGCTTGTCGGCTTGTGCTTGAGAGCTTGTAGGTTTGCTGCTTGCAGGCTTGCTGGCTTGTTGCTTCTTCCTAAGCTTCCTGAGCTCTGCATAATATTTCGGGTGTCTCCAGATCATGTTAGTGTTTACCGTATGCAACGTCTGCTGTCGACCGGTCCCAACATGCCCTGCAATCTTTGCATTCGTTCGACTGAGTCGGAGCTGGACAGGTCCGGGCTTCCGGGTTGGTGACTACTGAAGAAGTCCAGGGCCAGGCCTTGGGCGCCGGTCCGTCAACCTTAGATCCTGACAGCCTGATTATTAAATTGCCAGGAACTGTTGCCGGATCCGCTGGCAGGTATTGCCGCTCTTGTGTTGGCAGCCAGTGCCTGGTCTCAGGTGTTAACCTGCAAACCTTAAAAATATTTTCTAGATGTTTCTGGCTCTGGATGTCCCCGCTGTCGTGCCATCTAAACCAGGGCTGGCCCTTGATCAGCTGGACCATAGCCGGCACCCATTGCGGGTGCTCAAGTGCTGCCAGTCTACGCTCGAGCGCGGCCCTGACATTGCTGAACCTGTAGCGGCCCTTCATTGCATAACAGCCAAAGCACGGCGTGCCTTCAATCTTCCTGAGCTTTGCGCCAGTCTGGCAATGCCAGGCCGGCAGGTTGTAAGCTGGTCCGGGCATCTTCGACGGCTTCGACAGCCCGCCCGTTATTTTTTTTGCTTCTTTTTTTAACATAATTCCTACTTTCTAAATCCTATAATATCCCACGCTTGCGGGCTTGTCAAGCTTGAGAGCTTGAGAGCTTGCGCCCCAGCTGTACGCCTACACCTGACCGCCGTCAGGGCTTGGCTAATAAGCTGGAGCAAGTCCAGGCCGCCAGAGTCTCTGTGATCTAGCGGCTGCGGCGCGGCCTGGATATCCGGGACCTGCAGGCCCCAGAATTTTTTAATTTTGTTCAACTGGTAACCAATTATCATCCCGGAACACTTTCAGGATCTCGCTGGTATAGATCGATCCAATTTCGTCGAAGAGTCCAACCTCGGACCCTTTGACGTCAACCAGGATCGTACTACGTACGCCCCGGCCCTGCACTGGTGATTCCATCACAACGCCAGAGACTGGCGGCTGTGTGCCCAGGTGACTGTGTAAAATCTTATCACCCTTTTTAATGTTTTTTATTTTCATACTTCTCCATATCTTTTTTAACTAGTCGCAGGATCTCGTCCAGAGCGTCTGCGATTCTTTTTAATTGTGTTACGTCCATATTTATTCCTTTGTTAAATTAAAAAACTTATATCCCAGAATATCCCAGGCGTCAAGCTGTTTTTTATTTTTTTTCTAGTTTAGAATCATTCTAAACTGGCCCGGTGGGGGGCTTGCTTGTGGGCGGGCCCACCCAAAAAAAAACAAAAAAATTCAACCCTAGGTTTTACAACCTAGGGTTGATCTTCAAGGACAGACTCAAGAAGTCGGAGTAATTTCTGTTTCGTATTGTTCTTGGGTTATCTGCCTATCTTCCCCTGTACATGCATTGTGCCAAAAATAAGTGAAAGTATAACCTGAACCACCATTGCTAGGTGGGTTCCAATTATATCTTCTTGTTTTTCGCCATGCATTTTCTTCGCTCATTATTAATGGTTCATGCAATCTACCTGATACTTGGTCTATGGCTCTATCCATAAAATCTTCTGCCCAATCATTATAACAATTCATTGAGCAAAAATTTCCACCACCATAGTAGAAAGTTGATCTTCTTCTAGTTTGATTTTTCTTGTTGCCCTTACCTCCACGTTTTCTGTCTTTTGTGTCGTAAGTATGGCATTTATGAGATTGACAATATTTCATAGTATATCCTCGAAAATATGCCAAACTATAATTCCAAGCATTGCTACAAATCCTAATCCAACAATGCCTATTATTACATCTATTCCTGTCATTTTCTGTCCTCTTTCTTTCTGCAACTTGCAGTTGCGTTTTTGTACTGCCAACTGCAAGTTTGCTTTAATTGATATTAAAGTTTTTATAAATTAATATAAAATAACATATAATCCTATTGACTTTATTTGTCAATAGTATATTTTAAAAAAATTAAAAATAAACAATTAACCAAGAAAGAGGACACAATGGCTAGAATAAGACTTAACCAAGAGTACCGAAACAAGATCGCAAATAGAATAAGAGTACATTTGCAACAAGAAGATACAGAAGAAAAAAGAAAATATGACAGTTTGAAAGCAGATCAAATTGACATAAATGATAATGCTTGGAAAATGGCAGAAACGATTGTCAGACGTCATTACACAGACGAAGATGTTGAAAAAGCATATTATCTTCAAAACAAGTTTGAAAATGTTTCAACGATTGCAAAAGACAGTTGCTTTCATTTTCATTATCTCGGAACAAAAGAAAAAAGAGATTACAATGACAATCTTGTAATTGAGGAAAATGTACCAATAGAAAAACATTTTGACTTTCGTTTAAATGGCTCTTTTGATAGTGAGAATAATTACTCTAATGAAAGAGATTTATCTTATGGCTTTGCTTTGTTTAGAGATGAAATCAATTCACAAGAAGATTGTAATGCTGACATCTTAATTGAACAAGCTGACAAAGATGATAACCCTCACAAAAGAAAGTTTGTAGAGAACAACGAAAAATATTTGGGATTGAGTGGTGGAAGAAATAATGAAACCAAATATGGTCGTGAGTGGAATGAAAAATATCAATTAGATTTAATTGGTCGTGAGTATTGTAGAGATAGATCAATAGCCTGTGAAAAATCTGAATTTGATTTTTTAATTTCATGGAAAAATGCAAAAGCACAATTTGTCATGGCTCATGAAAAATGGATTGGTAGTATTTTAAAACAAATGAAAGAAATTAAAGTTGGTTTAAAAGGCTACAAATATTTAGATGAGGCTATTGAATTATGTACTGAACTTGGTTTGGATATTAAAGACCATGAGATAATCAGAACTAACTCAACAGGATTAACTATTTACAATCCTAAAAATCTTGCTGATAGAATTAAAGGCATGAAAAATAAGAGGGAAAAAACAAGAGAGGAAAAGATAGCAGAACGTGTTGCATATATGCAACAATCTGAAAAAAATGTGGATAACTTAAATTAAGTTGTTGCAATCTATATGGGATTAATGTAAGTTAATCCCATAAGCAAAAAGCTTATAGAAAGAGAAAAAACAATGATAGACAATAAACCATTCACAATCACTTATTATTCTGCGAGTGATAAAAAGCATATTACAAGAAA